CAACAGCATTTAACTATGATATAAACGCTAATACAGATGATGGTTCATGTATACCTTTTATTTATGGATGTACAGATGCTACTGCGTTTAATTATGACATATCTGCAAATACTGATGATGGTTCATGTGTACCAGTAGTATTTGGATGTACAGATCCTACTCAATTTAATTATAATTCTTCTGCGAATACTGACAATGGTTCTTGTATTCCATATATATACGGATGTACTGATAGTACTGCATTTAACTACAATTCAAATGCGAATACTAGCGATGGTTCATGTATACCTGTTTTATTAGGATGTACTGATAGTACTGCTTTAAATTATAATGCATTAGCAAATACAGATGATGGAAGTTGTATACCAGTATTATTAGGGTGTACAGATGCAACAGCATTAAATTATAATTCTCTTGCAAATACAGACGATGGTAGTTGTATTCCTTACATTTATGGGTGTACAGACGCTACTGCCTTTAATTACGATTCTACAGCTAATACTGATGATGGTAGTTGTGTTCCTTACATTTATGGATGTACAGATTTAACTATGTTTAACTACAATGCAAGTGCAAACACAGATGATGGTTCTTGTATACCATACATTTATGGGTGTACTGATCCCACAATGTTTAATTATAATGCAAACGCAAATACAGATAATGGTTCATGTGTGCCTTACATTTATGGGTGTATGGATTCAACAGCATTTAATTATGATCCTTTAGCTAACACAGATAATGGATCTTGCCAAGTAGTAATTTATGGTTGTACTAATCCTACCGCTATTAATTTTGATCCCTTAGCAAATACAGACGATGGATCTTGTATTAATCCAGTGTATGGATGTATGGATTCAACTATGTTTAATTATAATCCTTTAGCTAATGTTGATAATGGTTCCTGTATACCATTTATTTATGGTTGTACTGATCCTTTAGCTTATAATTACGATCCTTTAGCTAATACTACAGATAATTCATGTTGTTTAATTGCAGGTTGTACTGATTCAACAGCATTAAATTACAATCAATTTGCTTGTTATGATGATAATTCATGTATAACAATAATAACAGGATGTACAGATGTAGCAGCTTACAATTATAATCCAGCAGCAAACGTAACAGATTCTACAGCATGTTTATATGATGCTGGTTGTTATGGAGGGCCTGGAATACCATATTGGTTAAATGATGGGTGTTATGCTTGGGTAATTGATGTAGATGATTATTGTTGTAATGTAGATTGGGATGCAAGTTGCCAATCAATGTATGACTATTGTGCTCAAGGATGGCCTACAGCAGTAGAAGATATTTCAGTATTAGGAATAGTTATTTTTCCTAACCCAACTAAAAACTTTATTACTATAGAAACAAGATTAGAAATTGAAGTAGAAGTATATGATTTAATGGGTAGATTATTAATAGAAGAAAAAAATACCAAACGTTTAGATTTATCAAATTTATCGAATGGTTTATATAATTTATCTATAATACATAATGATAAGCGATACAGTAAACAAATAATAAAACAATAACACAGCTTCTAGAATAATTTTATATTTATATAGGAATAATACAAAACAGACATGGCAAATAACAAATACGCAGGATATACACCAACCCCATCAAAAGAAAAATTTGAAATGGGTAATCGTTTAGATAGAGTAAATCCATATGAATTTAGAAAAGGAATGGATTATGAGTTAACTCAAATGGGAGTTTCTAGATTAGCAGAATCTACTCCTGAAGAAAGAGAAAAATCAACGGAATCTGTTCTTAAAAACTTAGAAGAACACCAAGCGTATTATTCAGCTTTAATTCAATTTGAAACAGGAATGAATCAAGGAGGTAAAATTAACGAATCTTCTTTTAAAAAATATTTAGAGTCTTATACATCAGAAAGAGGAGAAGGAATGGTTGAAGTAGATAAAGAAATTAAAGATGATAAAATGGTTGAGTTAAAAGAAGCTATAACTAAAGAGATTAAAAATATTTTGCTTGAAAAAAAAGACGATGATGATAAAGATGAAAAAGCAGCATCTAAAGGAGCAAAAGGTAAAAATAAACAAATAAAAACTTTAGATAAAGAAATTGAAAAATTAGAAAAAGAAAAAGAAAAAAATAAAACAAAATTACAACCAGATTTAAAAAAATATAAAGATGGTAAAATGACTGCTGATCAATATAGAGCGAAATCTAAAACATTAGTTGATAGAAATAAAGAAATTGTAGCTAGATTAGGAGACATTGAAAAAGAAAAAGAAGAAATAGCACTAAAAGAAAAATTAGATAAAAGAGAAGTAGCTAAAACAATGATGGAAAAAGATACTCATATGGCTATTTTAGAAATTATTAAAGAATATGGTATTTCATTAAGAGAGGGTTCTCAAGGTGTAAAAGCTTATTATGAAATAGCAAAAACAGCCTATCAAGAAGGATTTATGGCTGGGTTACATAAAATTAATTAAAAAACGTTATGAAAAATTATTTTGTAAGATTGTGGAATGCACTTTGGGCATCAACAGACATTGATGAAAAAGCAGCAGCAGCATTAAAAGAAGCGAAAGCTAGAATCGCTGAGATGAAAAAAGAACTAGCAGATGTTAAAAAAGCAGCTAAAAACACTGTTGCACAAGCAAAAGATGTTGTAGACGCAGCAAAAGGAAAAAAAAGACGAGGAAAAAAACCTTATAGAAAAAATAAAAAAACCAATACTAATAATAACTCTAAAAAGTAAAAAAGATGACTTTAAAAGAATTACAAAACATGATTAAAGAAGAGTTTGATGCTTACATGGGTGAGCAAGAGGACGACGTAGATGTATCTGTTAGCGATAACGATGTAGATGCGGAAATGGGTGATGACATGGATGATGAAGGAGCTGAAGATATGCTTCGTAAAATTTATGACATGCTAAAAGATAAATTTGAAGCTGAAGAAGAAATGGACGACATGGACGACATGGACGACATGGAAGATGTTGAAGCAGACGAAGATATGAGTGAAGCAGACGAAGATATGAGTGAAGAAGCTGACATAGAAGAAAATTCAACAACAGCAGCTCAGTATCAAAAAACAGGAATGGCAGCAGGAGGTCCTAAAACAGCAGGTAAAGATGCTGGATATGGTGCAGTAGGAGGGAAAGGCAGAACTGGATATGATGCAGGTTCAAAAGCACTTCAAGAAAGATTCCAAAAATTAGCTAATATTATTAAGTAATATTACTATGACTCTCGATGAGTTATTATTAGAATGGTCGTATAGGTCAGAAAGGGGATATCCAACATTGGATAACCCTTCTGATGTCTCTATTTTAAAAGAAATTCTCTCAAAACTTAATTTATCTGAACAAGAGATTGATGATGTATTAGATAATCTTCCTGATGAACCAGGAGGAGATGATCTTACTAAACCAGGTACTGATGGTATGGAAGATTCTGAAGTAGAAAAAGAAAAAGAAAAACAACTTAAACCAAAACCTAAACCAGAACCAAAATTAAAACCTGAACCCAAAATAGAACCTGAAACAGGTACACTTACAGAATATGATGAATTAATTAGAGATACATTTGGAGGAAAAATTCCTAAATCTAAAAATTCTTATAATTTTTCTAAAAATACATTTGATGAACAAGTTAAAGCAGATGATTTAGAAGCATGGAAAAAATTATGGACTGTTAAACCAAAGAAAAAAACAGGAGACAAAACAGAAACATTAGGAGTAGGAAAAGGGGAGTTATCTTTATATTGGTTATATAATCACTCACAATCATCAACAGCAGGTAAAATAACAGAAGGTAGAGGAGATGATGCTCCTGATTTATTTTTTGATGGAAGTGGAGTAGAGGTTAAAGCTTATGGAAAACCTAATGGAGTTATAGATTTAGGTAGATTCGGTAAATTTAGGGATAATTTAAAAATATTAAATCTAATATTTGGTTTAAAAGGATTAGCGTCCGTATTTGATGGCACCGTAAAAGATCAAAAACAAATAAATGCTTTATCTTGGGCGGGAAGTGATTTAAGAGAAGCTTTTGAAACTGTGGTAACTTTTAGTGAGGTTGATTTAGAACAGTTATATCCTGAACCTTTTCCTATATTTGAACAGTTTGATAAAAACATAAAATTCATTGAATCCGCTTTAGGCGAATTTAACACAGCAGAAGAAGGAGCTAAATTAATGGCTAAAAAATTTGTTGGAGATAAACTAGCATTAAAACCAGGATATGGTGGTCATTTAGCGGATATGAGTGTAAATGGTTTTATAAGATTTTGGCACATAGACAAAAATAAATTTGATAGTTATGATGATATTTTAGGTAAAGCTACATTAGGAGCTTCTCAAGGAGCTATGAAATTACATTTTAATAAAATCTTTGGTTAAAAAATTTGGCTCATACCAAAATTAATTATATCCTACAACTGTAGGGGTTTTTAGGTCGAAACGGCGAACCGAACACATGACACAATACAATCCTAAAAATATAGAAGAAGCACTGAAACGAATGGAAAAAGCGGATGAATTAAAAGGTATCCATCGTTCCGGAACTAATATAATGTCGTTCTTTGATGATAATGATAAAGAACACGAATTACAAAAACAACAATCAGCAGCAGAATTAAAAAAAGATGAACATCTTAAAAGTGTTGAATTGCTCAAAAAACTTATACAAGAAAATGGAACTAAATCTGATTTAACCCGTATAACAGCCATAGGTTATTTAATTGAAACAACAGACTTCCTTAATATTCCACCAGATAAGAAAAAAATGTTAAAAAAAAATATGATCTGGTGTAACTCACAATACGAAAAATACACAAATGAAAATTAAAGATCTTGAAAAATGGGAAAATGAATATTATCCCTACAAGGAAAAAATTAGAAGAAAAAAACCTCGTAAAAAAGACTTGGATTTACCAAAAAAGAATACTACCATTAATAGAAATAAAAAATAAATTATGAAATACGCAAGACAAACACAAGAAGCTTTGGATAGATTAGATCAATCTTTAGCACGTTTACTTACATTAATTAAAAGAGGTGAACAACAAGATGCTATTCGTTTTATGACGGAAGGTGAATTAAAAGATCGTTTTGAAGAATTACAAAATATGATTACTATATCTCAAACAGGTAACTTTGGAGCTAGAGGAGTCCAAAATACAGGTGCTCTTTAAAAAATAAAAGTTATGTTATCAGCAGAAAAAATCCAATCAAATTGGGATCGTTATATAAATGAAATTACAACCTGTTTTTCAAAAGAAAGAACAGACATACTATTACCATTCCTAGATAAATATAAAGAAAGAATGATGATGATGCCCGCTTCAAGTAAAAATTGGCACCATTCAGCATTTGCAGGTGGTTACACTGACCATGTTTTACGTGTATATGATTGTGCAAACAACTTATATAAAACGTGGAAAGCAATGGGAGGTGATATATCTACATATACTGTTGAAGAAATGCATTTCGCTGCTTTATTCCATGATTTAGGCAAGATGGGACAACAAGAAGGCGAGTACTATCAACCAAACGATTCACAATGGCATGTTGATAAATTAGGTATGGTTTATAAGTTTAATACCGACATTCCTGCAATGAAAGTCCCAGAAAGATCATTATTTATACTTCAAGAAATTGGTTGTAAAGTAACTCAAAACGAGTTTATTACAATTAAAATCCATGATGGTTTATATGATGAGTCGAATAAGTTTTATTTTATGTCTGGTCAAAAAGAAACTAGATTAAGAACACATTTACCTTTATTAATGCATCAAGCAGATCACATGGCTGCTCAAATTGAATTTGAAATTTGGAATAATGCTACAGATGCAGTACCTAAATCATCTAAACCTAAAAATGCTTCGAAAGGTGATAAAACACTAAGAGCAGCTAAAAAAGTTAACACAGATAATAATCCAAATTTATCTAAGGCAACAATTGATGTCATAGATTCATTTTTTAAAGATTAAATATGATAACACTTAGTATAATATTAGCAGTAGTAATAACAGCTTCTTTTTTTATAATTAAAAATTTAGTACAAAAAAATGAACAATTAGAAGATTTTATATCTAAACAAAGTGATGCTATTAATGCTTGTGATCAAAGATTAAAACAATTGGACGATAAAAATATATTTTATGCTGATGATGAAATAGGTTTTTTCTTTAAAGAAGTACAAAAAATACAAGAAGCCTTAAACGAGTTTACTCTCAAATAAATAATTAGTAAAACCACATGTTAAATAAATCAAAGTACGCCCCTACTCCTCCTCCAGAACCAGTAATCACTGGTTCTCTTGAGCCACAACCTAAAAAACGAGGAAGAAAAAGAACAAAAAAACAATATTTTACACCTGATACGGATTTAGCTATAAAAGAATATTTAGCATCATCAAACCAATCAGAAAGAGATCATATATTTTCTACAAGAATACACTATGCTTTTTACAAATTAGCCGAAAATTTAATCCATACATTTAAATTTTACTATACAGAAGTAGATGATTTAGAAGATTTAAAACATGAGGTTATTTGTTTTCTTTTAGAAAAATTAGATTATTTTAAACCAGAAAAAGGTACTAAAGCATTTAGTTATTTTTCAATTGTAGGTAAAAATTATCTTATTCTTTATAATAATAACAATTATAAAAAGAAAAAACAAAAAGTAGATGTTTTAAAGGCAGATGAAGATGATGGAGTTTTACATCAATTAGGTAGAGATGGACGAAAAGAAGACATAAAAGATTTTATAGACTATTTTACAGAATATTTAGATAAACATATGTTTACTATGTTTAAAAAAGATAAAGATAGAAAAGTAGCAGATGCTATTAATATACTTTTTAAACGTAGAGAAAATTTAGAAATATTTAATAAAAAAGCTCTTTATATCTATATAAGAGAAATAACAGATGTAGATACTCCAGTTATTACTAAAGTAACTAAAGTTCTTAAAAAATTATATAAAAAGTTATATAATGAATATGTTGAAACAGGATATGTAAAAGTCTAAAAATTTCCATATTTATAATAAAACAATATGGATTCATTAAACCAAATATTATTTGACGATAAATCTTTTAGTGATTTATTAAAAGAAATTCATGGTAATCAAAAGAAAAAAGCCAAACAACTTGCATCTTTGATAGCCGAATTACGTCCTTTAGTTCAATCTTTAGGTGATGCTACTGTTATAGTTCCTTTAATTAAGGAATATATGGAAATTAGTGTTAAAAATGATGATCAATTAATAAAAATGGCAGCTATTGTGCAACGTCTATCAACAGGAGCAGCTCAAAGTGGAGATGGTGGTCTATTAACAGCAGAAGAAATGGATCAACTGATGGATGTAGCTGAAGAAATAGCTAAAACTGTTGAGAAACCAAAAGAAATAGAAGCACCTAAAAAAGAAGAATAATGCCTGTAAATATATTAAAATCAATTGGTTCATTTTTAGGACCCAGAAATAATAAATTTATATTTGCTGCAAAAGTTAAAAAAATAATTCTAGACGGAAGTCAAGAAGGAGAACCAACAGATTTAACTTCAGCTGAAAAATGGGGAGGTTATGATGCTGTAGGGTTAATATTTTATAATAAGATTCAAAAATTACCTAAAACATCAAAAGAAACTAACCTTGATGAAAATGAAAAAGAAGATATAGATAGATGGGATGGTTTTGCAAAACCTTTATTTTCTTTTCAAAAATATTATCCTTTAATAAATGAAGTAGTGCTAATTATTTCTTCTACTAGTAAAGATTATTTAGAAGATAGAAGAAATGTACACGATTATTATTTTCCAGTTTTAAATTTATGGAATCACCCTCACCATAATACTTTACCAGCAGTTCAAAATTACCAAGACCTAACAGAGGAAGAACAATCAGAATTATATAAAAGTGAAGAATATACCCAAGCAGGACTATTAAGAAGAGTATTAGATGATGAATTAGATGTAAATATTCCCTTAGGAGATTATTTTAAAGAACAATTAAATATTCATCCTTTATTACCTTATGAAGGAGATCATATATTAGAAGGAAGATTTGGAAATTCAATCAGATTTGGAGCAACAGCAAGAGCGGATGAAAAAATAATACCTGAACAAAATAAAAATAATTGGTCTAATGGAGCTAAGGGGGAAAATGGAGACCCTATTACAATAATTAGAAATGGTCAATCAGTAGCTTTAGATAACCAAGGATGGATACATGCTACTGAAGATATTAATTTAGATCCTTCTTCAATTTATCTTACCTCAAACCAAAAAATAGATAATTTTATTATAGCATCAGACGCTTGGCATACTTTTGGTATAAATGCTAGTGTTCCTCAAAATGATCAAAACGAAGCACAAAAATTACTAGATGAACCAGCTGAATTTATTCAAGATAAAGAGATAGAAGTAGACAAAATAGAACAACCAAAAGATAATCAAGAAGAAATAAATCAGGGACAACAAGGACAACAACAAGAACAACAAGAACAACAAGAAACTGGTAGTATAGATTATGCAAAACAAGATCAAGAAGCAAGTGGTAGTTTAGCAACAAGTGGTAGTTTAGATGCTCAAACTTCAGGAAGTATATCTGAAGAAGAAGCAGGATTAACAGATGAAGAAGATACAATAGAATACTATCAATTAGACGATGGACAAACAGAACCTGAAGCTATAGAAAGACCTCCACTGCCTGAAAGTTATGTATTAGCATCAGGAGAAAATAAATGTACAAATTGTAAGTTCCATCAAGATAATCAATGTAATAAGTGGGGGGCTAAAGTAAGAGGTAAACATGAACAACCATGGGTTTGTGATGCTTGGGAAGCAAAACCAGCTAAACCTGCATGGACAAAATTACCAAATTCTACTAGAAAAATAAGAAGAGGACAAACAACATCTATTTACAAATATCAAACACGAACAGCTACAGATTTAGTTACTTATTACCATTTAGTAGCAAGTACTGAAGAAGGAATAGGAGAATTAGATGAAAGAGGTTTTGCAAACTCTTCTAAAATAAAATCAGACTTAGGAGATAATTATTTAACAAATTTCCCATTTAAATATGTAGGAGGTCTTACACAGGATTTTGTTGGATTTAATGCGGCATCAGGTAAAACAGTAAATGAATATTATGATGGAGTAAAAATGTTTACTAGGTTAAGAAGTGAGGGTGATGTAATAGACGTACTTTATGAAGGAGGAAATTATGGAAGATATGGTGATGATAAATCTACTTGGCCTTACACTCTTTTAAATCAACAAATATTTGATCCTGAAGAAAATTATGAACGTCCGTTATATGTAGAAGCTAAAATGAGTAGTAGAACTTTTGATAAAGACACAACAGCAGGAAGACAAGTTTTAACAAGCAAAGCAAAAGAAGCTTTTATTAAAAGATTAAAGAAAATAGATCCAGAATTAGTAGGAGAGTTTGATATAACATTAGATGATGGTTATTTTAAAAAGTTTGTAGATGAGGGAAGCAAAACAGTTTTAACTTGTTCTTTTAAAATGATAAATTTAGTAGATAAAGGTAATACACATTACGTAGAATATTAATAAAATGGCTATAGAAGAAAAACCAATAATACAAGATAATGAGGATTTTGCTCCATTAACCCCTATAACTCCAGACAATTATCAGGGTAAACAGGTAATTATTAATGCGGATAGATTAATTTTTAATGCAAGAAGACAATTAACTCAAGAAGCAAAAGGAGCAGCCAATACTTATGAGGGGGGAGATATACATTTATTTTCTAATAATTTTATAGGTTTAAGTACTAAGGGAAGTATACATTTAAACACAGGATTTACAACTGAAGGACAAGATCATGAACAATTATCTAATTATATAGCATTAAATGCACCTAATATATTTATAGGAATGGATAATAAAAAAGAATATCCCGTTGAACCTGCTGTATTGGGAAATAAAAATCAAACATATAATGATAAGTTATTAGATTTTTTAAAAAAATTACTTGATAAATTAAGTAGTGAATATAGACACACAGGAGATAGAGGAGGATTAACTTCTCCTATAGGAGATACATTTAAAGATATGAGAGAAGATTTTGAAGGTGAAGGAACTCCTTTAGAAAATAGTATAGGTGAATTAAGAGCAATATTAAGAGAAGTAAAAAGTCAACATGTATTTTTAAAAAGATAAAATTATGGGATTCAATTTAATGTCGGAGGCTGAAAAAGCCATAAATACAGATATAGGTAATCTTAAAAATGAATTACCAGGAGGTAAAATTCCAGAAGCAGCAGCATTAGCAGAATTAAAAGGTACTTTACCTAATATTAAATCTATAAAAAATGTGTTAGCATCTGATACTAAAGTACCTGATTTTCTTTTAAAAGATTTTAAAGAAGAAGATTTATTAACTACTATTGGTATTCCTAAACCAGAATTAAAAATACCAAAAATTAGCCTAGAAACAACACCTATTTCTTTAAATATGTTTGAAGAAACTGAGCCTAAAATAGAACCTGAAATAGATGTTGCAAAATTAAAAGAAGAAGGACTTACTGATGAACAAATAGCTGAAGAAGAAAGAAAAAAAGAAATTAGACAAAAAAGAAATGATAAAGCAGCAGAAATAATGAATGGGTTAAAATCTAAAGCACAAGGGGCAATAGATGGAATCACGGGAGGAATAGAAGGAGCCATAAATAACGCAACAGGAGGAATAGAAGGAGCTATAAATAATGCAACAGCAGCTGTAACTACTAATATTATAAATAATGCTTTAGGAGGATTAGGAGGGGGATGTGGTCCTAATCTAGCAGCAAAAATAGCAGCTTTTTCGTATTTTAAAGCTCAATTTGGAACTATAAAAGGCCGAGCAGATGGTATAAAAGGAACAATAGATGGGTTAAAAGAAAAAGGTAAGGATGTTATGAAAGGAGGAACATTAGCTACAACTGTAAAAGGAACCTTAGAAGGAATAGATAAATCTTTAAAAAGCGCAGCAAGTTCTTTAAAATCAAAAACAGATCAAATGAAACCTACAGGAGATTTAGGTGGAGATGCTGCTGAACCTGATAATAAAGCAAATAGTGAGGTAAGTCAAAAAACAAGAGAAGCAAGAGATAAAGCAGAAGGTTTTGCAAAAAATTTAAAACAAACAGTAGATAATGTGGGTAAAGTTATAAAAGGGGTATTTAATACATTAAAAAACTTATTAGGAACGGTTATTAATGCTATTGGAGCTATAATGCAAGTAATAAGTTTTATAGCATTTTTAAAACAAATGGCAGAATTAATGATGTTAATTTTTATGAAAAATGATGCTTGTGCTAATAGAGGAGGAAATCAATCTAATAGTGCACAATCAGCAGAACAGTTTTTAGGAGATATAGGATACCCAGGATTTACTGGAGAAGATTTTTCGACATCAATAAATGATGCTATTTTAGATTTAAATACTCCTACATTATCTCCTAGAGGAAGACCTACTCCTAATACTAATTTTCCTAATACAACAGGAGCAGCAATAAATGTAGGAGAAGGATCAAATTTTCCTTCATCTACAGGAACAAAACCCTCAGACCAAATAGATCCTTCAACAGGTTTACCTTTTGATACATCAACAACAACAGGAGCAGGTAATACATTAGGAGGATATGATTTATTTGATCCAATTATGTTTGGTCCAACACAGTTAGGTATTCCTTTAAATGAAGAAGATTTAGACCCTTCTTTATCAGGTAAAACTTTTGATAATCATCCTATATTAGGGGACCTTACAGGCATACACCCCCAATTTATAAATGAATTATATGAAGATGGTATTCTTCCTTTAGTTGATCCTAATAATCCTAAAGCATTAGAACCAGATCAATACGCAAAAGATTTAGATAGATTATATGATGAATTAGAGGATGAACTTAATGAAACTAAACAAATTGAATATATAGAAAGACTATATAATTTAAACTTTGAGATGATAGGATACAGACGTTATTTCGATAGAGCTTAAAACAATTATATTTATAACAAACAACAATTAACAATATGAAAGCAAAAACATTTGAAAATCTAATTAGAAGAGTAGTTAGGGAAGAAATTGATTATGCATTACGTAGAGAAATAAAATCACTTAAAGAAGATTTACGTGATGAATTAAAACCAACAATTACAGAGCATAAAGAAAAAATAGTGGAAGTTCCTGAAGATGTAAAAAATTCTTTAAAAGAAAAAATAATGGGCACACAACCTCTAAAAAAACGCCCAAAACAAAATTATACATCTAATAATGCACTAAATGATCTTTTAAACGAAACAGCAGCGGGTGACACAAATACTCAATCAGCTATGGCACCAGTTAGCGACCCATTTAGTACAGGAGCTCCAATGGAAACTACAGGTATGCCTACAGAAGTAGCAAACGCAGTAACAAGAGATTATAGTGGTTTAATGAAAGCAATAGCTAAGAAAAAAGGTAGATAATAAATGGCAAGTGTAAGAGATTATATAAGAATTAATCCTATAGATATAGAAACAAATAGAGCTGTAGGAGTTTCTCTTCCTTTTAATGGGACTGGAGTATTTAATTCTACTTTTACAACAACAGAACAAGTAAAAAGTAATTTATTAAATGTAATATTAACAGAACCAGGTGAAAGAATATTTAAACCTAACTTTGGAGTAGGTTTAAGAAGTCAATTATTTGAAAATAATATACAAAAAGATGAACTAACAGATAGAATTACAAACCAAGTATTAAAACATATACCCCAAGTAGAATTAACTAATGTAATAGTCCAAAAAGCTAATGATAGTCATGAATTATATGTTAGAGTATTTTATAGGGTAATAGCTAATGGGGAAAACGATGCTATACAAATAAATTTTTCACCAGATAGTGGTGTAGGAGGAACAAACACAACAGGAACATCATCTCCTAGTTCAGGAGGAGGTTCTTCTATGGGAGCTTCTTCAGGAGGATCTTCAGGTGGTGGAGGTGGATATTAAAATAAAAAAATATGGCTTATAATAAAATATCAAATAAAACACAAGAAAAAGAAATTAATTATTTAAATAAAGATTTTAATACTTTTAGATCTAATTTATTAAGTTTTGCACAAACATATTATCCTAATACTTTTAATGACTTTAGTGAAGGGTCTCCAGGATTAATGTTTATGGAAATGGCTGCTTACGTAGGAGATGTTTTATCATATTATGTAGACAGTCAATTACAAGAAACTTTTTTAGACACAGCTCAAGAAAGAACAAATTTATTTCATTTAGCTTATACTTTAGGGTATAAACCTCAAGTAACATCTGTAGCAACTACAAATTTAGATGTATTTCAGTTATTACCTTCAAAAGGAGTAAGTGGTGATAAACAACCAGATTTTGATTATGCTTTAACTATAGACCAACCTTCTTCTTTTGAATCAACCACAGGAATAAATTTTATTTTACAAAAACCAATAATATTTGACTTTTCTTCTTCATTAGATTCCACAGAAGTAAGTGTATATTCAATAGATGGTAATAATGATCCAGAATATTATTTATTAAAAAAATCAACTCCAGTAATATCAGTTGTAACAATAACAAAAACATTTTCTGTGGGGGCTCCTCAGAGATATTTAATATTAAATTTAAATGATAATGATATAGTATCAATAGAATCTATAGTAGATTCTGAGGGTAATACTTGGACAGAAGTACCTTATTTAGCACAAAACACAGTATTTTCAGAAATACCTAATATTAGAAGTAATACTCCTACTTTATCAGAATTTCAACAAGAAACTCCTTATCTTTTAAAATTAAAAAAAGTACCAAAAAGATTTGCAACTAGATTTATATCAAATGGTATTTTAGAAATCCAGTTTGGAGCAGGTTCATCTGATAAAATAGATGAAGAAATATTACCTATTCCTGATAATGTAGGTTTAGGAAATAGAGATGGTCGTTCTAAATTAAATCAAGCAATAGATCCCTCAAACTTTTTATTATCAAGAACTTATGGAGAAGTACCAAAAAATACAACGTTAACAGTTACTTATATAAAAGGAGGAGGAATAGGATCAAATACACTTTCTAACACAATAACAAGATTAGCAGGTATTACAACAACTAATAAACCTAATTTAAATAATACTGTACAAACTTTTATTAGAGATTCTATAGCAGTTACAAACCCAACACCTGCGACAGGAGGGGGACCAGGAGACTCAATTGAAGATATTAGATTAAATACATTAGCAGCATTTTCAGCACAACAAAGAATTATAACAAAAAATGATTATTTAGTAAGAACTTTATCAATGCCCGCTAGATTAGGAAGTGTAACTAAAGCTTATATAGAAAAATCATCAAATATAGAACAAACACAAACAGATTTAGAAACTTCAGACTTATCTTCTAATTTATATGTTTTAGGATATGATAAAGATAAATATATTACTACCTTAAACACAGCTACTAAAACAAATTTAATAACTTACTTAGATAATTTTAAACCGTTATCTGATTCTATTAATATTAAAGATGCATTTGTAATTAATTTTGGTATTGATTTTGAAATAACAACTTATTCTAATACTAGCGATCAAGAAATATTATTAAATTGTATATCAGATTTAAAAAATTATTTTAATATAGATAAATGGCAAATAAATCAACCTATTATAGAATCAGAAGTTTATAATTTAATTGCTAATGTAAAAGGAGTACAATCGGTAAATAATATAATATTTTCAAATAAAGCGGGAATCGAGGCAGGATATTCACAATACAAATATGATTTTGAAACAGCTACAAGACAAGGCTTAATATATCCTTCATTAGACCCAAGTATTTTTGAAATAAAATACCCAAACACAGACATTAAAGGAAAAATAACACAATACTAAAATGGCATATTATTCTATATTTCCAGAAAAAGACACAACAATATATAGTCATCCTGATCGTCAAGATATGAACACAGGAAGAGATGAAATCCTTGAATTAGTTGAAGAAAAATCAACTACTGGAGATATATATTATCCTTCAAGAATTTTAATAAAATTTAAAAACACAGAAATAAGAGATATTATAGAAAATAAAATTCAAAAAGAAATAAATACATCTAACTGTGAAATAGGTCTTGAATTATTTGCTACAGAACATCAAAGTTTAACTAAAGATCATATTGTTGAAGTTTTTGCTTTATCTGAATCTATGGCTTGGGAAGAAGGAACACAAAGATATGATGCAAATCCTCCTTCAACAACAACAGGAAGTTTTCAAGCAGCAAATGGAGCAACATGGATATATAGAAATGAAAGCACAGCATCAGCTTGGCCAACAGGAAGTGGAGTAGGAGGGGGACAATACGTAGCATGGGTAGACGGTACAGAAACCCAATATTCTAGTGGTACTGGATTTCCCGCAGGAGGAGGAGTATGGTACACGGGAGTTGGAGGAGGTAGTTTTGCTACAGCAGATTTTAAAGCAACAAATGATTTTTTTGCTGAAGATAATTTAGATTTAAATTTAAATGTCACTACACTTATTCAAAAATTCTCAGCAAGTTATTACCAAGGTGCTGCTCTTCCAACAGGTATTCCTAATAATGGGTTTATTATTAAAAAACCAACACTAACCGAATTAGATAATTTTGGTTCAGGATACCTATCATATTTTTCTTCTAATACCCATACAATTTATCCTCCTAAATTAACTTTTAAATGGGATGATTCATCTTACAACCCTAGTGGCAGTATTTTAAATAGTGGAGATATATTTTTATCATTATATAATAATAAAGCTGAATTTCAAAGAAAATCTAAACAACGTTTTAGATTAACTGTAAGAAAAAGATATCCAGATAGAGCTTTTGTCACAACATCAAATTACTTAAATAAAAACTATTTACCAGAAGCAAGTTATTATAGTGTAAGAGACGCAGAAACAGATGAAGTAATAATTCCTTTTGACACAGAATATACTAAATTAAGTGCTGACAGTACAGGTATGTATTTTGATTTATTTATGGAAGGATTTCAACCAGAACGTTACTATAAATTAATGTTTAGATCTGATAATAATGAGGGCACTCAAATTTTTGATGAAGATTATATTTTTAAAATTATAAGATAATGAAATTACAAAAAAAATTATACAATTTAGCAGCAGTAGAAAACATAACAGATCGTTCTTTTAATGAATCAAAAAGAACAAAAGATGATGATATAAGTGTAGCTAAATTTTTCCAATTATATGATAAATTATTTTATAGCATACCTAAAGTAGGACAATTATCTCATTCTTATATAATTAATAAAAGTAATAGTTATGCGGGAGGGATTATGAATAATTTAAGTCAAGAAAATATTGATTTAAAAAATAAAATAATAGAATTAGAAGCCCAAATATCAGATTTAACTGTATCTAAAGATTTAATAGAATTTGATAAAAATGTAAAAGAAGCAGAAAATTTTGAATTAAAAAACTCTTAGTTTTAAATAAATGGCACGTACTTTATCAGAACAAAATATTACGAGATTTGATCCTACAAATATAGAAGATATCACCCCTGTATTTGTAGACAGAAAATTTGGAAGGCCTGAAGATTATATAGAAATAT